AAAAGGAGAAATATAATCCTATGGCAAAAAAGAAAAAGAAGAAAAAAGATAAGAAGAAGAAAAAGAACAAAAAGAAAAGATAATGTGTATTGGTTCATCAGATAACAGTACCTTAGATATAGTTAAAAATAAAAATATAGAAGGTATTAAAGCTAGAATTGACTCAGGTGTCGCTAGTGATGCTGATAAAGCCACATATGCTGAATTTGTAAAAACAAATAAGAAGGAGTAATATGTTTCTTTATGCTTTAAAGAAAAAGTATGAAGCAGAGATTGCTGAACATACTTCGGTTGTTGATACTTACTTAAAAAATCCAGTAGGTATTCCTGACCACGATAATATTCTTGACACAATTAAAAATAGATATGATAAATTAACTGTATCTACTTTAGCGTTAAAGAATATAAACGACCTTCTTGATAAGGCTCAAGAAGCTGAGAAGAAAAATAAAAAATAGTTGTGCAACCTTTATAGGTGGCAACTGCCAAGTAAATAAGTAGATTAACTTGACCTTCCTGCGGGAAGACAATTTAGTATAAGAAGCTGAAAGTACAAGGCTTTTATTAACAAACCATAAAAAAAGGAGAATTATTATGGCGGCATCAACACCAGTTTCACTCGGACAAGTTAATGCGGGTGGAGCAGAAGACGCTCTGTTTCTAAAAGTTTTTGCAGGAGAAGTATTAACTTCTTTTGACAGAGCTTCAAAAACAGGCGGAGCGGAGTTAGTGCGAACTATCTCTTCAGGCAAGTCAGCTACCTTCCCAGTAATGGGCAGAATTAGCTCGGCTTACCACACAGCAGGAGCAGAAATACTTGGTTCTGATGTGAATCACAACGAAAAGGTTATTACAATTAATGACCTTTTAATATCTAGTGTATTCCTTTCAAATATTGAGGAAGCTAAGAACCATTGGGACGTAAGAAGTGCTTACAGTTCTGAAATTGGCAGAGCTTTGGCTTATGCTAAGGACAGACACATCTTAATAAACATTGGTAGAGCTTCGGTTGCTTCGGCAAACGTAAGTGACTCTAATTACCCTGCGGGAACTACACTAACAAACCTTGACATAGCACATGCTACTGATAGTACGGCGGCTAATGCGTTCATTACTGAACTCTTTAGTGCGGCTCAAACTTTAGACGACAACTACGTTCCAAGCGAAGGTAGAAAATGTTTTCTAAAACCCGAAAACTACTACAAGTTAGCAAATGCGACTAATGCAATAAATGTTGACTTTAGAGGTCAAGGTTCTATTGCTGAGGGTAGAGTGCAGAAAATTGCGGGTATTGAATTAGTACCTGTAGCTCACTTTACAAACTTCCACGTTACTGCGGGAGTAGCTGTTGGTTCTTATGGTGCAGGTGGAACAAATCCATACACTATAAACCTATCTGACTACGCAGGATTGGTAAGTCACCCAAGTGCTGTTGGTACTGTTAAACTTATGGACTTGGCTGTTGAATCAGAATATGATATTCGCAGACAAGGAACGCTAATGGTAGCGAAATACGCTATGGGACATGATGTCCTAAGACCTGAAGCGGCTGTAGGAATTAAATCAGCGTAATAGTTGATTTATACTATAACACAAAAACACTTAGAGAGGGCGTTGAAATATACGCCCTTTCTTACTTTAACTTCAAGATATGCCTAGTGGGTATCTTGATTAACTCGCTTAAAAAAGAAAGGAGCAACAATGACACTAGACTTAACACCGTTTAGAGCTTTCACAGTAGGCTTTGATAGCCTCTTTGATGAGCTTGATAGTTTTAAGACTGTTAGTTATCCACCATACAATATTGAAAAAATAAAAGATGGTGCATATAACATTTCAATGGCGATTGCAGGGTTTTCAAAAGATGACCTGACAATCTCTGTTAAAGAAAATGTCTTAAAGATAAAAGGAAAAAAAGTAAAGAATGAGAAAGATTTTCTTTACAAAGGTATTGGTGAAAGGTCTTTTGAACAATCATTTAAACTTGCTGAATTTACGGAAGTAAAAGAAGTTAAGTTAGAAGATGGTGTTCTTAATGTTTCTTTGATTCAGGATTTACCTGAAGAGAAGAAAGAAAAGACTATCAAAATATCTTAAACATAAGAGTCTAGGGGGGAGTCAAATCCCCTCTAGTTATTTTAATAATTAAAACAGAGGATATATGGAAAAAATAAAATCTTTTATTTCTAAAGCACAATTACTTTGGACTAGAGATAGAAAAGTAATCTTTGTTACAGCAATAGTTGTGGCAATAGTTATGGCTATAATATTATAATGACGACACAAATTACACCTACAACTGAGCTTCAGGCGGTAAACCAAATGCTGTCGGTTATAGGAGAAGCTCCTGTTAATACAATTACAGGAACTATTACAACTGACGTATCTGTCGCTAAAAATATTTTAGATGAAACATCTATGACTGTTCAGTCTATGGGTTGGAATTTCAATACTCATTATGCTTATACACTAACAAAAGATATTGATAATAAAGTTCCCTTACCCTCTAATTGCGTTCAAGCTGACGCATCTGCACAATACCGATACTTAAATATAGTTATGCGTGATGGTTATTTATACAACATAACTGATTCTACAGACGTTTTCGGTACGTCTTCAGTCCTACCTACATGTGACTTAGTTCTAGTCCAACAATTTGAACAACTCCCCGAATATGCAAGACAATATATAGCAACGAAAGCCGCTAGACGTTTTGCGTCAAGATTTATTGGAGATAAAGAAATTGTTGAATTGGCAGGAAATGATGAACAAGAAGCACTTTCGGCTTTTCAACAAGCGGATAGTAGAAGTGCTGATGCAAATATTTTAGAAGGAGATTCTAATACTTATTCAATAATTAATAGAACTCAAAGGAGAACTTAATAATGGGTGGCGTTGTTTCACAATCTATACCTAATTTTCTAAATGGTATGTCTCAACAAACTCCATCACAACGAGGAATTAATCAAGGTCAAGACCAAGTTAATTTACAAAATAATATTGTTGATGGGTTGTCAAAGAGACCACCGTTAGAATATGTCGCTACTTTAGATGGTACGAATGTCTTTCCTAATACAACTAAAATATGGAATATTCAAAGAGATACAAACAATCGGTATATGTGTGCGTTTTATGATAATGGAGTTAGAGTTTTTGATTTATTAGGTAATGAAAAAACTGTCAGTTATCCTGATGGAAATACATACCTTAATTCTACTAATCCTAAAAACGATTTTCGTATGGTTAATATTGCTGATTACACTTTTGTTGTTAATAAGTCTATTACTCCCACTGCGGATAGTTCAACTTCGGCGGCAAAAATAGAGGAATTTCATGTTTACTGTAAAGCAACTAATTATGGTAGAGAATATAAAGTTGGGGTTAATCACCCTGATATTGTTACAGCAGGAATTACTGAAGGATATGAAGTAATATTTCAAGTACCTACAGGAAGTGTTGCGGCAACAGATAGCAAATTTAGAGATACAAATAAAATTACAGATATACTTTTATATGGTACTGCAAGTTCACATTATGATGCTAGTGCTAATGGAATAGGATTTAAAACAATTAATAAAGCGACAGGGGCAAGTGTATCTACTACACAAGGATTAAATAATTATGCTCCAATTACTGCTGAATTTACTTTTGAAGCATTTGACTCGGTTATCTATGGTAAACCGACTGATGGAGATGAAGATTATGAGGTGACAACTTCTGATGGTTCAGGCAATACAGCTATGTATGTTGTTAGAGATACGATACAAGATTTTACAAAATTACCTTATTACGGAAAAGTAGGAACTATTGTTAAAGTTACTGGTGACGAAGGTGATACGCTTTCAGATTATTTTGTAAAATTTGATGGTGAGGGTGTGTGGACTGAAACTATAGCTCCTGCAACAAGTCTAGGAGTAACAGATACAACAATGCCACATGCTTTAGTAAATAATAATGATGGTACATTTACATTTAAGAAAAATATATGGGCAGATAGACTCTGTGGTAATGCAACAGACACTAATCCTGACCCAACTTTTGTTGGTAAAACAATAGAGAATTTAACTTTTTATAAAAATAGATTAGGAATATTATCAGGAGAAAATTTAATTTTATCGGGTAATGCTGATTTCTTTAATTTCTATGGTACAACAGTTACACAAGTTTTAGACACTGACCCCATTGATGTAGCGGCTTCAGGTACACAAGTTAATACTTTGAAAAATTCTATATTATTCAATGAAACATTATTATTATTTTCTGATACAGCTCAATTTAAACTTGGACACGCAGGAGATATGGTTAGTCCAACGACTTCTATTCTACCTGAAGTTTCAGCTTTTGAACATGATGAGGCAGTAAGTCCTATAGCGGCAGGAAGATTTGCATATTTCGCTCAGGGAAGAACAAATAATACAGCAATAAGAGAATATTATTCTGATGATGAAACTTTAACAAATGATGGTTTAGATATTTCAGTTTCAGTACAAACTTTAATGCCAACTAATGCTTATCAAATTATAAGTAATTCAGTTGAAGATTGTTTAGCAATTTTATGTTCGGATACGGCAGATACTCAAGTAGCTCCGTATGTTACAACTTCAAACATAACAGCAACTAACGCTGATACTATGTTTATATATAAATATTTCTTTGATGGTGGTGATAAAGTACAAACTGCTTGGTCTAAATGGGAATTTGCAGGAGTTAAAATACTCGGTGGATTTTCAGTAGATAGTATTGTTTATTTATTTACGGCTGAAGGAAAAACTACAAAATTATTTAAAATAGATTTAAGAAATTTAAAAGATGAAACACTAGGTTTTGGTGTATATATTGATAAAAGAACATCAGTAACAGGAACTTATGCTAGTGGCACTGGTTTAACAACTTTTGTTTCTCCGTATGGATATAAAGACGGATTAATGGCAGTTGATAGAACTGATGGAACAAATTATGCTCTTACAGATGCCGCTAATGCAACTTGCACAATTACAGTTACAGATGCACT